TTGGTCCTTACTCCTCTTAGATGCCAGTCTGGTTCTTCGTGGTAACGTTGTTAAACGCCACGATGACCCAGTTGTAAGCGCCCGAAGCCGTGCCATTCGAACCCGGAGGATCGGTCACAAGGCTAACGATGCGGAAGGGAAGGGTTGCAGTTGTCGGGCCGACGCCTGACAGATACGCACCCGAGATACCAGTGGAGGTGTTACCCGAACCAATGGTGTAGCCAACGGTAGCGTTCACATCAGCAGCCGCGATGCCTGTGCCGTCCGACTGGACGACGAACTTAGCGTTCGGGTCGTTGATGATGTAGCCTTCGATGGTGCCGGATGCCGGGTCAGTGCCACCCGGATAGTAGTTCGACCACACGGTACGCTTCATAGCGGTCGAGAGGTACTTACAGCCGACGAAGATACCAGCAATGCCAGCAGCCGCAGTCGTGCCGTCGCCCTGAGAAACCGTGCCACCAGCATCGGGTTCAACGGGGTCGCCGTAGAAAATGTTAGTCGTGTTGTAACCGATAGCAACGGCGATCTGCTCATATGTCGGAGCAGAACCTGTGCCGCTGTATTGACGGAAACCGAAAGGCGCATTGGTATTCGCCATGACGGGTTCTCCTTCTAACAGGAGGTCCATCACCGCACACCGGGGCAGCTAAGAACCGGGAAAGTTTAACCTACCACGCCGGGGGTAGGGGCATCTCTATACAGAGACTGATTGTCAGGTTAACATAAGCGTCAACAAAGTAAAGAGGGGCCGCCCGAAGGCGACCCCCAAGTCAAGTTTCGTCATGAAAGCGCGGAAGATGAATTTCCCCCGCGTTTTTATTTAGGAATAGAAAAAGGCCGAGGTCAATCATGAACCCGGCCTTTATTTTTTATTTATCGCCGGGGATCGGGATCGCTTCGTAGCCCTTCTTGATCGATGGACGCACCTTTTCATGGTCACGGGTCATCGTGCCATCAGGTGTGCCAGCAATCTGGGCTTCCTTATCGCGAACCTGCTTACGAGCGAGGTAGTTCTGCATGTTTCGGGACTCTTCCACGACCTCAGCGGGACGTTCCATAAGGATCATGCCGTCTCGTTCGATGGTATTTCCCTGCCAACCTGTCGGCATCATGGCCTGATGGCCAACGCAGCGGTTCAGAGGCACAGGTTCCCAGCCATTACGGGCCAATTCGACCATATGGCTTGGGTCTTCCGCACCAAGAAGGAGGCGGCGCTTCCATTCGTAAGACCAGCCTTCAGGAATGATTTTCGGATCGACGTAAAACTTGTCCTGACCGTCGCCAATGTTGTCCAACTGGCCACGCAGTTCAGCCGCACGGCGTTTAGCGCGTTCCAAAGAGCTTTCTTCACGCATTTCAGCCCTCATTTCAGCACGAGGTACCGCAACAGCTTCTTCTTCGACCACACGAGGGTCTTTGCCGCGACGGCGAATAGGTTCTTTCATTGAATTTTCCATATTTTATCTCCTAAACTTACAGTTTGCCTTCTTTCTGAAGGGCAATTTTGTGTTTTGCGTATTCCTGCTCGGTCATCCCGAACATTTTAGCCGTATCAGCCTCCGCACGGGTCAAACGAACCACGTTGGAACGTGTTGAACCGCCCTGATTTGCTGGCGCAGCAGGGGGAGCAGCCTGTCGCTGCATTGGTTTTGAAGCTGAAGACAAAGCATTATCCTCTTCATATCGGGATTCTTCCTTCTTTGCCTTTTTCAAACCAATGGTTTGCTCAACAAAGCTGAAATAATCGTCTGTATCAGCCGAATAACCATCGGCAATTGCAAGATTATGGGCTGCGATCATCTTCTGCTGGAGGCGAGGATCGGTAACGCACTGCGGATTGCGGCGAACCCAATCAGCAGAACGCGGAGAAAGCTGAGAAGCGAACTGCTCAACTGGGTCCGAGGCAACCTGACGGGGCTTACTCTCAAGAGCAACCTTGCCATTTTCCAACTGGAGCAGCTTTGCAGCGTTACCTGACATAGCTTCCTGAAGTTCAGCAACCTTGTCATAGTCTCCGACCTGAAGAGCTTCTTTATAGCTGTACTTCAGGTACTCATTTTCACGCTTAACGGTCTCAATAGCCGTCGAAACAAGCTGAAGATCGCTGTTTTCAACTTTTTCATAAGCATTATTGAGTTTCTGAGTGGCCTGACGGGCGCTTTCTTCGGCCTGTTTACGGGCCTCTTTCTCTTTTTCGAGCTTCTTTTTAAGCTTTTTCAGCTCTTTCTGAACGTCATTCCCTTCTTCATCAGTCTTCTGGACATCATCGAAAGGAAGCTCGTCTTGAATTTCAACTACAGTTTCATCCTTGATCTCTGGAGCGCCCTCTTCAGGCACAACAACATCAATTTTCTCTTCGGTATCGTTCATTTTTATCTCCTTACCAAATTTCGTCCGGGTTCTGGACGCGGCCCTTGACCTGAGTGTCAGTCAGGATTCGGCAAAGGACGCCATGCACCGTGACGCTCCAACCATCGGCTGGTCGGAACACGATCCAGTCATTCAGGTTGAACTCTTCACCCTTGAACCAACCTTCTGCGTTGTCTTCAAAGGCGCTTGGACCCATCTTCATGATAAGTCCAACCTTGGACTGGTGACGGTCTTCATCAACCGTCTTATCGGAAAGATAGATGCCGCTTTTTGTCTTCTGCGGACGGATGTAAACCGCCACCAGAATTTGATTGTTAAACAACTCAACCGTCGAAAGATTGCCGATCTCTTTGATCAATTTTTTCGCCGGGTCGATATCATGATCCATAATCATTGGTGGCATTACAGTTTCCCCTTATTCACGTTCGCCGCCATTGGCGAGACGCTCCGCTTCATCACAAAGCTCCAAAGCTTTGCGAAGTCCTTTGATTTGTCCGATATGGTGACGATATGACGGAAAGTCATCAATCGAGTACCCAGAAATCATCTCATCAGCCAGTCGGTCAATTTCAAGTTCTATAAGCTTCTTCAGCTCATGCTGAAAAAACGCATTGTAAGTTAGCATTTGCCGTTCCCCTCAGCAAATTTCCCCTATGTGAAGTGGGACGAGAGGCGGGGGAAGCGCACTCTCGTCCCGGATTTGCGACGGCCCGAAGACCTGCCTCACAAATCAGCTCTTACGAGCGGCAATCTGTGTCTTTTCGAGACGGCCAAGACCAGAAGCGGCACCCGCATCCATGTCCTTGTACGACTTGTAGACTTTGCCACCAGCCTTGCGTTCACCACGCTTGGCAATATCAGTCTTCTGGAGACGGCCTTCGCCACCACCCGAACCAGCAGTCATGTCCTTGTACGAGGACGCGATCTTGCTGATGCGGCCACCAGCCTTACGGCCCATCGGAGGCATACCGCCACCAGCCGGAGGCATCGGAGGCATCTGCATCGGGATACCAGCAGGAGCCGGAGCGCCAGCAGATGGCATCGGCATACCGCCCGGAGGAGGCACAGGCACAGGCATTGCCCCCGGCTTACCCATCATCGCGCCCGGAGGCATCATGTCTTCATGACCTTTGCCTTTACCAGTAGCGATCACGATGTTGATATCCGTCTTGCCTTTAGCGCGACCGCCAGTCTTACGAGCATCTCGGCCACCGGGTACAACGCCCGGAACCTTGTGAGGATAGCCAGCACCAGAAAACACGCCACCGCCAGTCTTGCGACCTTTGCGGCCCGTGCGGCCACCAGCCTTACGCTCAGGATTAGGCACAGCATTTTCGTCGCCATAATCAGAAGCTTTCTGACGAAGGCCGCTCATGAAGTCCTTATAGTTGGTGCCTTTCGCAGAATCTTTAGGCATGAGGCCGCTTTTGGCTTCATCCATAGACCTACGATTTGCACTAACAATAGCGTTCAAGTCAGAATCGCTAGGGGCAGAATCGCTACCTCCTAGAAAGCGGCCTTTGCGCTTAACTTTTCCGCCGCTCTTACGGGCATCAGAAGCCATATCCTGCTCGTAGCCACGCATTGCGTCATCGCGCATCTTTTCAACTTCTTCGCGGGGAAGCTGTTTATTTTTGCCGCGATTTGCTGCGTCACGAAGATCGGCCCCGCCATAGGCTTTGCCTGTACGGGCAGACGGCTTCACCATCTTCTTGATGAGGGCCTTATCAGCTGCTTCATCGGGGTGAGCCTTGCCGCCCTTCTTCATGCCCAGCGACTTGCTGAACTTGCTCGGCGCAGTGCGGGCAAAGTTCATCGTGGCAGCAGGAACGTCACCCGTTGCCTGAGCGCGTTGCATCATCTGAGCAGCGCCGACTTGAGGGCCACCGACCATCTTCTTGGTGCGGCCACCCTTCTTATAGCCACGGGCCTTGAAGGCTTCGGCTTCAGCGGCAGCATTGTCAGCAGCGGCACTGTCACGGGCCGACTTGCTCATGATCTGCTGCATACGGGCCGCATCAGCAGGACTGACCTTGCCAGACTGCGATGAACCTTTTCCGCGCATGACCATTGTATTAACGTCAGGCATGTTGCCCGTATCAGGCAGATTTTCGATCAAATCACCGATTTCATCGACCTTGCCGTCGGTGGCGTATTTCTTACGCTTAACGGAGCCGCCCTTTTTCATGCCGCCAACGTGCTTCTTGCCTTCGCGCAGCTCATTGGCTTCTTTGACGTTGCGGTTGATGAGGCTGTCAGCCGTGATCGCTTTGCCGCCAGATTTGCGGGGCTTACGGTCTGCACGAGCGTCAGAGCATGTTCCCATGACCTTGCCGCCCTTTTTGAACTGACGGCGCGAGATCGGGCGAAGACCCGTTTTCACATCCGCGTTCAGCATTTCTGGGGGCGTCCACGAGGACGAATCAACCTTTTCGGTTGGACGATCTGAGCCAAGGCGCTTGGCCTTTGCTTTCATGGCCTCACGGGCCGATTTTGCCATGCTCGACATAACTGCTCCTAGCTAGGGTTCCGGGCGTCCCCGGTGCTGCCTTAAAGGGGGCTTGGGCAGCTTCAAGCCTTTTTAGATGTTAGCATAAGTGCGCGATCTACGACAGAGCCGCCCTTATTCTTCTTTTCAGGCCAAGTAATAACTGGGAGTTCTTTTATCCCAAGCTCTTTAGCCGCCTGAGCGCGATGCCGACCGTCCTGCCCTTTGCCACCCGGATAGATGGCGAGAGGGTCAAGGTGATGGCCGTGCTTCATCTTGTGCTTGAAATGATGGATCAGCTTCTTGTCGTTGTCGTCCATGTTGAGCGGTTTAGTTTTCTTCAGGAACTCGTCGGGAGACATCGAGCCAAGCTCACCGCCGTTCTTTTCAAAGTCGCTATGCTCGACCCAATCCTGATGCTTACGCAGCGGGTAAACCGAACCACCTGACTTGAACCCGTATTCTTTTTGACGCTCAAGGCCACGACCGATGCTTTCGATCATGCGTTCATTGATCGGCTGCAACTGCTTTTGCTCTTCAAGAAGTTTACGCGCTGTCGAGCGACCAAGGGCATCGACTGAATAAGGATGAACGATCAAGCCGCCCTTTGCAGGATTCGCAACCATTCTCTCCATGACATCAGGCATAGCATATTGGCGTTGAATTGCTGGAACATCGCCAACGTATGTTCCCGCTGTGGCAGAAGGATAGCTTGGATGTTCAAACTTCAATTCGCCTTTGAGCAGCCCTTCTGGGTCAAACTGAACAATGCGATGGCCGATCATATTGCCCGGCATATTGCGAACTTCTGGATCGGTGATAGCCACTCGCGTCGTGCCAACAGATGGAAGCCCAGACTGTTGTTGCGATTTGGTATCCATGAATTTTACGATGGCATTGCGATGTATTCCGGGAAGATTTTTCGCAAACTCCGAAGCTTCCTTCGCATTTGCAATGCCGGGCCAATCTTGCAGAAGCTCAACGGCTTTATTGCGAAGCGCCACATCTTTAGGGCTGTTACCCTTCACATGAGAGCCTGACATAATGGCGCTATCAAAGTTCTGCGCGGCCTCTTTTGTCAGGCCAGAACTTGGAACTTGTGCCATAAGGGCATCGAACATTGCATATGACGAATCAGCAGACTGCGGACCCATTGGCGTATATGCGCCATAGACAGGATTCCCGCTCTCTGCTGCTTCGGTAATCTTCTTCTTAAACGCCGTCGCGTGAGATGGGTTATTGGCCCAGATATAACCGGGGTTTGGCTCAAGCATATACTTGGGACCAGCATGAAGCGGTACATCCCAAGCCAGCGGCTGGCCATTGATCTCTTTTAAAAGACCGAGGTTTGAACGGTCCCCAGCGACGTTGATAAGCGTCCCGCCTTTGCCGATCTGGTAGAAATCTTCCCACGACATCTTGCGCGGATCGAGCGGGTTTACGCCCGGAAGCCCTTCAATCGTTGGGGAAATATCCTTCACGGCATACTGCGGCTTGATGTTGTAGAACGTGCCTGTTCCAAACTCTGCGCCTTCTGGCACACGGAACGTCGAGGCAATACGAAGAGCCTCTTTAACGTGTTCGGGCGAGTCGCTATAAGGGCTTACGATTTTATTTGGAACCGCTTTGAAGCCTTCAAAGGTTCCTTCTGGAAGGTTCAGACGACGTACTGGCCCCGAACCAAGAACAGTCTCGCCAGCCTTTGCAGCAGCACCGCCAAAGCCGCCAGTCATTCCCATGCCAGCAATATCCATAGACTTGCTGATAGCCTCATCGCTCAATCGCGGCTCACCCGTCTCGGGGTCCATCACATAAAGAGACTTTTTCCCAGTCCTGATATCTTCTGGATAGGCAACTGTATTGGCAACCCAGTCAGCAATTTTGCCGGGAGCAGAATAAATTGCTTCAGGATAATCTCGTTGAAACTTTTCTAAGCGAGGGTCAGCTTCTTCAGGAGAAGTGAAACGACGGGCAAGTGCCGCAGGTGTAATTGCTTCCGGCGCATCATCAACTTCGCCATCGGTCGCATAACCATGACGACCTGTCAGGCGCAGGGCTTGGTCTACATGGCCGCCATGAGCAAGATGAGGAATAATGCGACCACCGCGCTTTTCGCCACCGCCGCCATCACCGCCTCCGCCGCCGCCATCTCCGCCACTGCTTCCTCCTCCGCTGTCCCCACCAGCATCTCCACCACCAGAATCACCACTACTATCGCCGCCAGAACCACCGCCAGCGTCGCCTCCATCTGAGCTGTCAGAACCTCCGACTGCGCCACCCATATCTCCGCTGCCAAAAGAACCGCCTCCAAAGCTGTCAGATAGGCCATCAAGTGACCCCATATCTTCTGTGGCATTCTCGGCTGGCAAGTCAGCAGGATCAGGAGTGTCTGGGAATGCTGATCTGTCAACGTTCAAGCTGCCAGTCCACGCACCCGGAATAGAATCGAAATTTACGTTTGTGTACGAAGAATAGCTCGGCAGATCGTTCGCGTATGACGGGCCGGGGGCCGATGGTGCGGACGGCGCAGAAGAAGATGTCGATGCGCTGGGACCGTATGAATCCCCTACTGTCGGGCCAACGGATGGGCCGTAGGAGTCATTCTCTGTCGGGCCTACAGCCGGACCATACGAATCATTCTCGGTGGGGCCAACAACACCCGCAAGGGCATCATAGTCCTCGGCACCACCAACCCCGCCATCCGGGAACGGTTTGAACCCACCTACCGCAAACTTAGACCTCTGAGGATTACGAGCCAGACGTAAAGCTGCGGCGATGAGTTCGTCCCGTGTCATTGGTTATCGTCCGAAAGAGGTGGCTCCTGACCTTCAAGGCGCTGGAGCATGGTGGGATCAATATACTGCTGAACCATCTGGAGCATCTGCGGGTTCTCCGCGATCTGCTCAACCAAATTCAAAGCTGCAAGGCGCTCACGGCTTTCGCGGTCACGCTTACGGTTGATCGCGTCGAGCTGGGCATCCATAGCCCGTTCCTCGATCTCAGCTTTCTTAACCTGAAGATCAGCCATCTTCATCGGATCAAGACCGCCCTGACTATCTTGGCCTTCGCCAATCTTGGCCTGTGTCTCAGCAACCTTAGCCTGAGCGACCATCATCTGGGCGTCGGCCTTCTTCTGGTCGATGCTGATACGAGCCTGAGCCTCAAGGAGCTGCGGAGGCGGACTTGCTTGAGCTTCCGGCGGGGCAAGGAACTGTTCTGGGTTGCTCCAGCCAGCAGCCTTGAGAGCCTCTGTATCAATCGCGATAGGATCGTACATGCTCGGGTTTGATGCCTGAAGCTGCTTCAGAGCCATGATCTTCATCATGCGCTGCGAGTGCGAGGCTGTGTTCGGGTCAGCTTGTGGCACCAACTCACAATCATTCAGGGCCTGAAGGAACGTCTGTTCGCTCCACTGATAGGCTGGCTTCTTAATGCGCTGCCAGAAGCTATCTGGATGCTCCTTGAACGTCCGAACCAAAAGCTGAAACTCTTCAGCCTGAGCCGAGTGCATACGCTTATGGACCGCGTTCAAAATTTTAGTAGCCTGATCAATCATCGCGATGGTTGTGCCAACCGGAGCGTCAGCTCGGCCTTCACCCACCATCATTTCGCTTGTGCCGCCCACGCGCATACCCGTCTGGGCCATGTTCTCAACGAGGGTCATCAGAGCAGACGACGGGTCTTTATAGGGCAGAGGCATCACAGCTTGATTGAGCGGCATCCCGCCTGTCTTCACCAATGCGCCGCCGCCCGGAGGAACGCGGAAGATGTTGGTGTTCTGACGAGCGCCCGTATCAGCCATGAGGAAGCCGGGGAAGTTGGCGTACATGCCAGCGTCCAGCATCTCACGCCACGCAGCCGTGATGGCGTTCGTAGTGTTGCCGAGAATGTGCAGCAGACCAAGGTCATAGAAGCCCATGCCCGGCACAAATGTGTACTTAACGAAGTTCTGACGCGCTTCAGGCAGCTCGGAGTCATCTTCATCGTAGTTGCGGGTGATCGACAGGATTTCTTTGGTCGAAACGTCGAGCGTTACGCGATAAGGAATCTCAAGGCCGCTTTCTTTGCCTTTATACTTATGCTCGAAGCCGGGGATATCGAGTTCGCAATAGCACTCGTAAATCTCACGATCACGATCATTTGGATTCATCGTGTTGTCAGCGATGCCCTGCTGAGCGTTCTTCTCACGCTGAACAGCGTCGAGGTCAGGCTGCTTCGGGGTTGAAAGATCAACATCCCGATAGACGCCAAGGATTTGAAGACGCTTAACCGTCGAGGGCTTCATGTTTACACGATGCGTAACGCGCTTGGCATTCCGCAGATCGGTTGCAGCGTTGTTGACGATCAGGTCATCAGCATCGACGCTTTCAGAGACAGGACGGTTCCGCAGGGGGCAGAAGTAGACCTTCTTGAAGCTTGTACCGCCAAAGCCCAGCATCAGGAGCATACGGTCGGTGTCGGGATAATACTCTGAGGCTACAGCCGTCAGGTAGTGGTTCAAATCCTTCTCAAGAGCATCAGCCAGACGGTCCTGCTGGATAGGGGCGGCGATAGCGTCATTGCGGACCTTTACAGGGCCGTCGGTCGGCAGCAGCTCAGAACGGGCGTTGGCCTGAAAGCGCAGCACAGCCTCAAGCAGCAGCGGATGGCGGACCTTGCTCATGCCTTCGACCGGAGCGCCGTCAGATGCGCCCTGAAGGCCCGGAATTTCAATCTTCAGGCCAAGGAGTTTGATGCCCTGCGCTCGGTCTTCAATCCATTCTTTGCGGCTCTCAACGTCATCGCTAATGCCCCGCATCAGGTCTTCAGAGATTCTCTGAAGATCACCCGCGTCGATGTCGTCCACTAGATTGCGGAACCACTCACGAGACTTCTCGGCCTCTGATTCCTCTTCAACCGGACGCCCATCAAGGGAAATCGTGATCGACCCATCTGGATGCTCGATCTTTAGGATGTTGCCTTTTTCATCTCGGTTATAAGACGGGCCACCCTCCTCGATCTCAACCATGACATCATCGTTTGCGCCAGAAAACTCCTCTTCGGGCGCAATTTGGCGAAGGTTGGGTACGAGACCGGGTGTCAAAGGCATAGGTTAATTCCCTTCGGCGGGCAGTTTTTCCATCTCGTCTACGAAACGGCGAATGCCCTCTTGGGCCGCAAGTGTATCGGATTTTGCCTGTATTTCATAGTGACGGGTATAGTCGTGGGGTTCTTTACCCCAGACCTCAACACGGAACAGGCCCAAGCCAACTGAACTGGCTGGTTTGACGACATCAACAATAGCGTTTGCAAGAACTCGGCTCATCTCATCCTCGGTAGAAAGAAGACCGTCATTATAACATAGAATGGTGCCGGATGAGAGGATTGAACTCCCGACCTTCGGTTTACAAAACCGCTGCTCTACCGCTGAGCTAATCCGGCAAAGCCCCGATTCCTGTAAGCGAATACAGGCTGCCGCTCATATCTGGCTCGGGGATCAACCAGAGGCGCTACCTTATACCGAATAAAGAGGCGCAGGTGGAGACCCTCTATGCTGCATGTCTGCCTCAATATCCGCTGTAAATTCCGAACCACGAACCAGCGCACCAATCTGACGAAGATGGCTGATCCCCATTGATACGGTATCCACCAAATCGTCATGCTTACCCTTCGGGAAGGTAGCGACCTGAGAGATGACCATGTCAGCCCATGAGCGGTCAGGGGCAAAGATCAACCCTTCAGCAAACAGATGCTGAATAGCGTATAGACGGGTTAACTTATCTAACCCTTTCGGGTCAATCAACTGAACAGCCCAATCTTCATGGTTAAACAGCCGTCGGATTTCTTGGGCCACCGAGTGACCAGCTGCCTTGTTTTCGATGATGAGCTTATCGACTTTGAACTTCCTCATACTGTCGGCAACCTTGAGGACCAGCTCATGAAGCTCCAGCCGCTCCTGCCAAGCAAACATCATCATGACCTTCGGATGCTCTTCCGAGTAAGTACGCTTGATGACTGCCTCGACATCGCCGTCTCGCATGATCTGCCGAGTGGCAATAGCTGTCTGGTCGCCGCCTGAGAAGACGCCCCAAACAGTCATGGCCGAGAAATCGTTCTCGCTCTTGGTTGTGTAGGCCGTATCGAGTGAAGCTATGACATAATCACATGGCGGGAACATATCTCGATCCCAGAGCTGCCACCACTCACGCTTAATGACACCACCGCCACGAGGCTCAGGTATCTGCTGAAATTGGCCAGCAGTCGCATATGGCCCCATCGCCCGTTCGTCACGCTCGACCACCTCAATCGGGAACCGCTCAGGGAACAGAAGCTCCCCTTCTTCCTCTCTCGGGTCTTCGAAGCCCAGCTTTGTCGGTATAGCTCGGCTGGGGTCATACCGCATCGGCAGCATGATGTGATCGTAGCCAAGCCCCTTATCGAGGATGACCGCCGAGATGTCCTCTTCATGGAGGCGCTGCATAATGACAACGATGGCTGACTTGATCGGGTTATTCAGACGGGTCGGGATAGCTTCAAGGAAAGTCTGCACCTCGGCCTCACGTTGCGTCTCAGACCCTGCCGAATCAACAGAGTGCGGGTCGTCGATAATCACCCGATCACCACGGATACCTGTCAGGCTGGTGATAGCGGTCGCAATACGGAACCCGCCCTGCAAGTTCATGAAGTTCAGTTTCTCGTTCTGGTCCTTTGCCAGCTTCACCCGATCACCCCACCGAGCCTGATACCAATCAGACAGGATGAGCTGACGCATCCTGCGGCTATCACGGGCCGACAGGTTCTCGACCTTATGGGCAGCGCAGACGTAGCGTAGGTGGGCCATATTTTTTGGACCCCATTCCCAACATGGCCAAAACACGTTTGATATCAAGCTCTTCATCGTTCCGGGTGGGATGTTAATCAGGAGACGATTATAGGGCGTCCCGTCATCCAACTCTTCCCCGTTAGTGATTGCTTCCAGATGCTCACAGATGAAATCGATATGCCAACCGTGGACATATGGCGCTCCCGGCTCGATAACCGACCAAGCCTGACGGATAAACTCGGCCAAGCTTTCTTCGCACTCGGCCTTCTCGAAAGCCATGATTGAGGCTTCAAGATTAATCTTCTCCCCGCCGATGCCTTGGCCCATAGCGTTCACCGCTGATCTCCAATCAGTTTGTTAAGCTTATCCTTATTAGCCAGATCAAGCGAATATCCAACCGATCTGATGGTTTTGATCTCAATATCATACTCGTACAGGATGTTCCGAAGCTTACAGATTGCCACCTTCACGCGGTTCTGAAACCCGCCAAACTCACCATCCTTGGCCCAATGGGAGTTATCATTCATGACCTGCTCAAGAGCGGCATAGGATGCGATGTTGCGGTGATAGAGCAGGGACAGGATCACAGCCAGCTGGAGAGGAAGGCCAAACCTACCTTTGAATGGGTTCTTCGATGGAAGCAGCGCCTCACGAAGTTGGCGGTTCTCTTCCTCCAGCTCGGCAATGCGATCTCGCAGTTCGGCATCAATCATTTTTAATTCCCAACTCTTCAATCCCAGTTTCATTTAGCCGTTGATATAGATCGACTAACCCCCGCCGCATCAGCAGAACCATGACATCAGTCGGCTCCCATCCAGCTTTCACCGAGAGATAATTGATCTGCTCAAAGATGCTGGCATTCAAATTGAGATGGACAGGGTAATCCGACAGGTCTCCCTTTTTAGGGAAACCATAGAACTTACCCTTCTTGTTCAGGGCATTGACCAGACCTTTATAAAAAGCCCATTGGCCCCTCATAGGTTCGGGAAGGTCAGGCATTTTTTAGTGCCTCTGCAATGTAACGGGCAGCATTGGCTTCGTAATCGCGTTCGCCAGCAATTTGCTCTTGATACCAAGCAACTCCGCGATTTCCTTTAGAGTCTTTTGGGAGATCAGGGCGTTGCTTGTCCTGCCAGTCATACAGGGCATAGGGATGGACAATGTTGGTAAAACCATCGTCTTGAACGGTAACCGTCTTGGCCCACTTGATTGACGGATCAATCGCATATGCACCACCCGTGTTGTAATAGGTCTTAGGCAGCGGCTCCATAGGAACGTGATAGACAACCTCAGTCACCTCACGGAACCTGCTAATCCCGCCACGCCCAAAGTTGGCAAAGTTCAGTGCGTCCTGCTGGGTCCAAACTTGAAACTCTACAACTTCAAAATCCCAACCAACTCCATAGACGGTGGCATAGGGCTTGGGCCATTCTACAGGCAGGAACTGACTGGCTGATGCGACTGCGGATGTCATGACAATTCCGCTGATAAAGAAACGTCTGCTAATCATCTTTCTTCTCTCCTAGCAAAGATTTGGCACGGTCATAGATATCAGTTTGCCTATCGCTGACGCTGATGACTTCGAGCAATGCCTCTTGCAGCTTATCAACCAACGCAGCCTCGTCCCGGTATCGGCCTTCCCAGTATCGGCCACCGCCAGCTTCCAACAACATTCTAAGGCGCTTGATTTCGTCGGCTGCTTCCTTATGCAGCGGGTCGCCCAGCATCGTGTATGAGCTTTCAAGGCGGGTAGCTAGATCAGCCATTTGTCTTCTCCCATTCCAAGCCAGTTCTGTCATCTTGAGATACATAAGTTGAGATCGTTCCGTAACATCCAACATGCCACTCCCATTGGTCTATAGGCTCAACAAGGTCCGTCTTTTCTAACCAAGCAACAAAGTCGTAAGGGCTAAAGCTATATCTCTCGCGGGCCTTTGGATTTGCCTTAAGATATTCTTCTTGGACCTTCTCAGTGTCGATCTCAACAAGCGCCCTGTAGGAAGCAATAACACCAAAATCAGAATACTCACCTGATGTGACACGGAACTCCGTTCCTGCTGGGATCGGCATCATTTTAGATTCAGTCATCTTTCTTCTCCCCTAGTGCG